CTTCCTCTGCCTTCGGCCTCACCGTCGGGTACGGTGGTATGGTCCCGGATACCAACGACGGTGTGCACAAGGGCGGGCACAAGCCCCATCCACCTTTACTTTTCGGCGACGACAATATCCAGCTGGGTATACGCGTGTACCCTTCCTTTCCTTTCATCTGCCTTGCCCAGTGCGCCATCAAGTGCCACCAAGCTGCTCTGACGGCTGTCGGCCTGCAGCCTCTCCTAACCAGCATCCAGCAATGCCTATCGAACGCCTCCGCTCTTTCCCTGGGATCATACCACTCCCTGGCTTGCAACGGCTGCAAAACCAGCGAAGATATGCCTCTTGGAGAATAACCTCTCATCGCTCCACTTGAGTATATCACCCTGAGGAACACTCCATAATCCCTGCTCACCAGCTGCTTTAGCGGGTTCATCCTAAAGCCCATCGCCACTAGTGAGCCCAGTATGGCAGCGGACGAACACCAAGTAGCGGTCCTTGCCATGACATCGTCTCCTCTTATCTTGCAAGATAACACTTTCTGCATCTTGTCACCTGCCATCCTGGCTACCTTCAGTGCAGACCTCCAGTATATCACGTGAAGCCTGTCGTTGAGGCAGGCCGTTCCTCTCATTCCAGTGAACATCCCTTGGGAGATATCGAACTCTCCTACCTGCGGCACCTTCACCCTTTGCTTTAACAAGGACTCTGACGTCCACTTGACCTCCCTCGCCCATGATTCGTCGACATCCTTTCCGTGAGTCACGGCAGAAACATACTTTCTACACCTCGACACCGCCTTACTTTGAGCCTCCAACGTGTGCACCTCGTCGAATCCCGTGTGATCTGCGCACAACACGACACCTCCGCCGTCCATTAGAGCAGAGTCCATCATGGCTTGCTCGTCCGGCCGTAACTTCCCGCATAACTCGGGCAGACACGATTGAGCTCTCTCCATAACCGAGAACACGTAAGATGATCTAACGTAATGTTCAGTCGTCGTCCCGTAGATCGACCTCGCTGACGCTCTGTCGAACTTGTCACTGAACGTGGCCACGCACTCGCATTCCTTAGTGTCCTCCAGCAGTCCATCCCATGTCATTGACTCGACCGCTGCTCGCTTCTTGAGTCTGTGCTTTCTAGTCCTCGGCTTACAGTAGTATTCCCTCAGCTCAGAGACTCTCTCCGTCCACAGTGCTCGCATTTCCTTCACTTCCTCCATGCTCGCATCTCTCTTGTAGTAGTGACACTTGTCTTCTGCATTCGTACCTAGCACCATGGAGTAGCTCTTTCCG